CGAAGAAAACACCGAGCGCGAAAACTTTGAAGCGCTTAAAAAGTACAAGCAAATTGTTCAACGCAAAATTGATGGCTTGCACCCATTTACGGGCAAGCCACTTGGTGAACGGAATGCCGCTTAATATCAAAACACTTCGGATTAAGAGCGTGCCGTGCCAAAAGTGCGGCCGCCCTTTGAAGAACCCGAAAAGCATGGCGCGTGGCATGGGTGATACATGCGCGGGCATAAAAACAAAGAAAGGGCGCAGGCGCAAACGTGATTGCGATACGCTTGATATGTTTGAAGATTCTCCACCTGTGTATTTATGCCAAAATTGCTTTTTTGTGTATGACCAAAGCCAAACCAAAGTATGCCCCAATTGTGGGGTTGAAAAATCGAAAGGTAGAAAAAATGACAAGTGAAATTAAACCAACGCAATCGCCTGGGCTTTATTGCCAAGCAATATACAGGGGTAACGTGCGCCAACTTACGCCACAGGAGCAAAACCACGTGAAGATGCACAAGTGCTTGGTGGCAATTCAATCAAGCGCCGGATGGGAAAACATAGACCCGTACACACAAGATGAAATTGATAGCGCTGTAAGGGAGGGCAAACAATGGTTTGGAAAATAACAGGTGGCATTATCTTCACAGCGTTGTTGCTGTTCGCATTCCACACACCACAAGCGGCCATTGATGCGTGCGCCGATAAAACGGGATGGTCGAAAGAAAGATGCCAAATTGAATTGACACGGTAGGCGTTTACGTCATATTATCGTTTTGTAGGGTGGAGCAGTCTGGTAGCTCGCATGGCTCATAACCACGAGGTCGCGGGTTCAAATCCCGCCCCTGCAACCAATTTGAAAGGAAACGTAATGCCCGAAGAAAACGAACAATCAGGACTTGAGCGCATGGCAGGGATGCCAACGCAACCAATCGTGCTACAAGTGCGCTCAATGATGCAATTCTTTGAATTTGCACATTTGCCACCACACTTACAGGATGTGAGCGCACCGTTTTATGATTTAGCTGAAAGCATTGCCGAAACCTTACCGAACAACGCCGAAAAAACAACGGCACTTCGTAAACTTCTTGAAGCAAAGGGCTGTGCCGTTCGCGCGGTGTTGGCAAAATAATGGAAGACCCACGTAACGCAGAAATTCGCGCCATGGAAGGCAAAAAAGAAACGGTTTACCCGAACTTGAAAACGGCCTTGCTTTGCACAACGGCAATCACGCAAAATTATATGGTGGCAAAATGAGTGAAAAAATGACCAAAGAACAGTTGATTGCGATTCGCCAAGGCACGGGCTTAAACCAAAAAGAATTTGGTATTGCCCTTGGCTTCACGCCGGATGGCGCACAACGAAGCATGAGCGCATTGGAAACGGGCGAACGTGAAATTAAGGCCACTATCGCCAAGCTTGCACGCTACATTGAAAAGCATGGTATCAGTCAATAAGGGGGTACGCACATGGCGTGGCCACCTGATTACCTTGAGGAATTAAACCGCCGCAAATTTCTTTGCCAAAAACTCAACGATAACCCCGAACTTTGGGAAACGCTTAAACCGTTTTATGCCGCAAACCCTGGGCAATGGATAAACGATTTTTGCGTTACATACGACCCCCGAAATAAAAAACCGAAACCCAAAACATTGCCGTTTTGCATGTTTCCAAGGCAAGAATATTTTATTGATTGCCTGCAAGAGTGCGTTGAACTTGGCGAAGGTTTGCTTGTTGAAAAATCGCGTGATATGGGCGCGTCATGGTTGTGCTGTGCTTTTTCCGTTCACCAACTTTTATTTAATCCAGGTGCTTCAATCGGGTGGGGTTCGCGTAAGCAAGATTTGGTTGATAAGATTGGCGACCCCGACTCCATTTTTGAAAAAATGCGAATCATCATAAGAAACATACCCGCGTTTATGCGGCCAAAAGGGTATGTGGAAAATCAGCACGCCACGTTTATGAAGATTGTAAACCCTGAAAACGGGGCAACGGTGACGGGTGAAGCTGGTGACAATATCGGGCGTGGTGGCCGTAAAATGATGTATTTTAAGGATGAGTCCGCCCACTATGAACGCGCCGATAAGATTGAAGCGTCCCTTGGTGATAACACCGATGTTCAAGTTGATATTTCAAGTGTGAACGGCACGGCCAACGTATTTTACCGTAGGCGCATGGCTGGTGAAGTGTGGGAGCCGGGTAAGCGAATCGGGCGCAACATAACCCGTGTGTTCATCATGGATTGGCGCGACCACCCATTGAAAACGATTGATTGGTACAATCGCCGCCGTGAAAAAGCGCAGGCCGAAGGCTTGCTTGTTCAATTCGCGCAAGAAGTTGACCGTGATTACAGCAGCTCGGTTGAAGGCATAATTATCAAGCCTGAATGGGTGAAAGCGGCTATTGACGCGCATATCAAGCTTGGCATTGAAGATGATGGCGAACGCCGTGCCGCGCTTGATGTTGCCGATGAAGGCACGGATAAAAACGCCTTGGCCGCGCGATATGGAATCATACTCAAGCATTGCGATGATTGGGCGCAGGGCGATACAGGCCAAACAGCGCAAAAAGCCGTTGACCAATGCGAATTGCTTGGCGTGCATCACCTTGAATACGATGCCGATGGCGTAGGCGCAGGCGTGAAGGCTGAAACGAACAGGCTTGGCCGTGAGGACAAATTGCCGAAGCATTTGGTTATTAGCCCATGGCGCGGGGGCTTTGCTGTGAACGACCCTGATAAAAACATATTGCCTGGGGACAAGAAAACGCCTACCAATAAAGATTACTTTGAAAACCTGAAAGCGCAAAGCATGTGGCGTTTGGCTCAACGGTTTTACAAAACATATTTGGCCGTAACGCAAGGGCGCGAATACGACCATGGCGAATTGATAAGCATTGATTCTAGCATTCCGAAATTGCACGAATTGGTGGCTGAATTAAGCCAACCAACGGCAGGGAAGTCAAAGAAGGGCAAGATGTTGGTGAACAAAAAACCCGATGGTACAAAATCACCAAACCTATGCGACTCCGTTTCGATGTGCTACAATCCTGTAAAAACTGGCATTGACTATTCAAGATTGGTAACGATGTAATGGGAAAACAAAATATTATAAGTGGCGCGATTGAACGTGTTGACGGTTGGTTAAACCTTTTTTCAAGCATGGGTGGCGGCAAAGACCGAACTACCAACACGAAACACAGTGCCGGGGCTTTGCTTACGCAAGGCGACCTTGAAATTCTTTACCGCGATAACGGATTTGCTAAAAAGATTATTGATTTGCCCGCTTACGAAATGACTCGTGAGTGGATTCAAATTGAAAACGATACCGAAAATTATGGCCTTCAAAAGCTTGGCAAGCTGAAAGCAAAAACCACGTTTCGTGATTTTGTGAAATGGGGCAACCTGTTTGGCGGTTCAATTATCGTGATGGGTATTGATGATGGTGGCGACCTTGAATCGCCGTTGAATGAAGATGGAATCCGAAGCGTTGAATTTTTGCGCGTGTATGACCGTTTTCAAGTGCATTGGGCAACCGCCGATGTAAACCAAAACCCTGAATCGCCTTACTACGGTGAGCCTGAATTTTACACTGTTCAAAGCTACACCACAGGCACACAATTTCGCGTTCATACAAGCCGTGTTCTTCGCTACGATGGAAGCGATGTGCCTGAAAAATCACGAGCGCAAAATAACGGGTGGGGCGACTCCGTTCTTCAAGCCCTTTACGATGAATTGCGCGAATACGGCATTGTAAAATCAAGCGTTGTTTCAATCGTGCAAGACTTTGTGCAAACGCTGTTACAGATTGAAGGGCTTACCGATTTAATCAGTAGCGGCAAAGAAGATATTGTGAAAAAGCGCATGGATATTATCGACATGAGTCGCAGCGTGAACAACACAATTCTTCTTGATAAAGATGAAAACTTTACCAAGTCGGCAAGCACCGTTACAGGGCTTGACCAACTTATGAATCAATTCAGTTTGGCACTATCCGGCGTCACGGGGATTCCACTTACAAAACTTTTCGGCCAAGCACCCGCGGGTTTGAATGCCACAGGCGAGTCGGATATTCGCAACTTTTATGATGAAATTAAAAGCAAGCAAGAAGAGATTCTTTTGCCGAATATTGAACGCTTGTTTTACCTGATACAGCTTGCCAAAAAAGGCGATTACAAAGGTAAGGTGAACGAAGAAGCCGTTGTTTCTTTCAATCCGTTGTGGCAAATGACCGACCAACAAGAAGCTGATTGGAAGTACAAAATTGCACAAACCGATGAACTGTATATTAAAAACGGTGTTCTTGCGCCCGAAGAGGTTGCCGTTTGCCGCTTTGATGGAAGTTATAGCGCGGACACCGTAATTGACATGGAAAACCGCGATATAAAGCCCGATGAAGATGAGCCTACCGAAGAATAACAGCAAATTTCTTGAACGAATACGCGCAAGACGCGCACAAAAAGGCCGTAAGGGGTTGCGCCGCCGTGCGCCCAGGTGGTTGCACCCTTCGGCCATTGAACGCCAATACATGAAAACCTTGCTTCGCATGGTTGATGATTTGGAAGCCAACACAAAACAATTATTGATTGCCCGTTTACCTTCGCTTCACACGCAAGCCGATGTGAATTTGCGCTCTGATGATTTCGTTGATGATTTGAAGGCAATTATGCAGGCGTTGGCCGTGGCAAGTTTTTCAATATTTCAAAACGCCGAAAACATGGCCATGAATGTGGGTTTTCAAATCGCCAACTTCAATGATGAACAGTACAAGCGCATAATCAATGCCACGCTTGGTGTAAATCCTTTAAGCAACGATGTGTTTTTGCGAACACGGCTCAAAGCCTTCGCACGCCAAAACGCCGTTTTAATCAAATCAATTCCCGAACAGCTTTTGAAAGATGTTGAAGGGGTTGCCACCCGGGGGCTTACCAACGGCCAAACTATACGTGAAATTGAACGTGAAATTGCACAGCGTTTTAAGGTTACACGCGCACGCGCCCGTCTTATCGCCCGTGACCAAACGGGCAAACTTAATGCACAGCTTACAGAAATTCGCCAAACCCGTATTGGCGTGGACGAGTATATATGGAATAGTGTTGAAGATGAACGTGTGCGCGATTCGCACCGTGTTCTTGATGGGAAAATTTGCAAATGGGGTGATGATACCGTTTACCGTGAGCCGAACGAAACCGAATGGAAACAAAGAAGTAGCTTGCAAGGCTATGTCGGCACACCTGGGAGCGATTATCAATGCCGATGCTTTGCCGAGCCAATAATGGGGGATTTGATAGATGAGTCGTAAGCAAGAAGAAGATGCACAGCTTTTGGCATGGGCGGCCAACAAAATTCGCAAGGCGCAAGATGATGAAGCGTTTTGCACCATTGTTATACATATCAAAGAAGGCCAAATTATTAAGGCCGAAAGAAACGAGTCGCACATACCCCCTGGGCCTGGTACTTTGCTGAAACGCACAGGTGGTTGACACCATTTGTAAATTACGACATACTTGTTAAGCATATTTTGGCACACAAAGAACGTGGCCGCATTTTCCTTTGGTTGGAAGTGCGGCTTTTTTATTGGAAAAGTTGAATGGAAAAAGTTTGCAGATTTGATAAAGGCCAAGTGAAGGGCGAAGCGGTAAAAACCGATGAGGGATATATCCGCGCCAACGCTGTGGTGACACGAACAGGTGTTTTCTTGTATCAAAATTCAGATGGAACAATGCGCCGTGAATTGCGCCACCCTGACGATGTGTTTGCCAAAGAAAGTTTGGACTCGCTGAAAAGCATACCCGTTACGAACGGCCACCCTGCCGAAAAGTTGGTGAATGCCGATAACGCAAAAGACCTTTCAATCGGCATGACGGGCGAAAATATACAGGTTGATGGCCAACACCTTATGGCCACAATGACTATCACGCACAAAGATGGCGTTGATGCAACGGCACTTGGCCGTAAAGAATTAAGTTGCGGGTACAACCTGGACTTAGAAAAAGTTGAAGGTGTTTACAACGGTGAGCGTTACGATTATCGCCAACGCAATATTCGTTATAATCATCTTGCAATAGTTGACCGCGCACGTGCTGGAGGTGCGGCAACCTTAAATCTTGATTCCGGCGATGCGCTGCAAATAGACGCGGCAAACACTAACCCTGAAACCCAAAAGGAGACTAAACCAATGAAGAAAGTGACCCTTGACGGTATCGAATATGATGCCGCGCCAGAGGTTGCAAACGCACTTACAAAGGCAAATGCCCGTGCAGATGCAGCCGAAAAAGAACTTGGCGAAACCAAGACCGCTTTGGATGCTGAAAAAGCTGAAAAAAGCAAGGTTGAAGCCGAGCGTGACACGTTCAAAGAAAAAGCCGATACGAAAAACGATGCGGCTGAAATTCAAAAGGCTGTTAAAGAACGCCTTGAACTTGAGCGCATTGCAACAAAAGCCCTTGATGGTGATGATGCTGAAAACATTGCCAACATGGACGATGCCGAAATTAAAGAAAAAGTGATTGCGGCAAAATTCCCCGAAGCAAATCTTGATGGTAAGGACGAGTCCTACATTCAAGCACGTTTCGATATTGCTTGTGAAATGATTGGCACTGATAAAACAGCCGCCGACCAAAAAGCAGCGATGGGCGAAAAGCGTGGTGATAGCAAAGTCACCGATTTGGATAAGGCACGCGAAGATTCCTTTGATGCCTTGAAAAACATGCACAAAAAGAAGGAGGCATAAATCATGTCACAAACTACAGCAGCGAGTTACGGCACTCTTGAAAAAGCCGTTGCAGGTGGCAAATACGATATTCGCCCCGATGTTGTTAGCAGCTATGCAGCCGAAGGCGTTGTGCCTTTTGGTCGCGCCGTAAAGCGTGGCACAGATGTTGACAAGCAATGTGAAGTTATTGATGCCGATACGGACTCATTCCTTGGCGTTGCGCTTCAAACACACACGGTTGTTGTACCCACAGGTGGTACGCCACAATACGCCGATGAAGACACTGTAAGTGTTCTTGAAGAAGGCGCGTGTTGGGTTGAAGTAACAAGTGCGGTTGCTGCCGGTGCCGCGGCCTATGTTGATGTTGCAAGTGGTAAGTTTACCGATGTTGCGACTGACAACTTGGCTGTACCTGGTGGTTCGTTTGAAACAAGCGCGGCTCTAAATGGTTTGGCCGTTTTGAAAATCAAGTAAAGGAGATTTGAACAATGTTAAAAAATCAAACAAGTCTTGATGCAGGCGAAACCGTGTTTTTCACGCGTGAGCTTGAGTCAATCAAAGCCAAAACATACGATGCGGTCAAACAACCCCTTCGTGCATTCGAGCTTATCCCTGTGGATTCCACAGTTGGTGCCGGCGCCGAAAGTATTGTTTATCAACAGTATGATATGGTTGGTATGGCAAAAATTATCAGCAATTATGCCGATGATTTGCCACGTGCCGATGTTAAGGGTAAAGAATTTGTTGCCAAGATTAAAAGCGTGGGTGATTCCTATGGCTATAACTTGCAAGAAATTCGCGCAGCGCAATACGCGGGCAAGCCACTTGACCAAAAGAAAGCAAACGCAGCACTTCGCGCACAAAAAGAAACATGGAATGCCGTTGCATTTTATGGTGACGAAGAAAATGGTTTGCCTGGTTGGTTGACTAACCCGAACATTCCAAGCACTTCGGCTCCAGCCGATGGCGCAGCGTCTGCCACTACATTCGCAAGCAAAACGCCTGTTCAAATCCTTCGTGACTTGAACAGCCTTGTAAACAGTATTTTCACCCTTACAAAAGGTGCTGAAAAACCTGATACGCTTGTATTGCCTATCGCGCAATATACGCTTATCGCCACCACTGTTTACGGCACAGCAAGCGACACCACAATTCTTGAAATGTTCTTGAAGAACAACCCATTTGTTACAGAGGTAACATGGGCAGATGAATTGAGTGCCGCAAGCTTGGCCGCGAATGGCGTTACGGATTTCACGGGTGATATTGCGATTGCATACTCCCGCGACCCTGACAAAATGACATTTGAAATGCCACAGAATTTTGAACAACTACCTGTTCAACAACGTGGCCTTGAATTTGTTGTGCCTTGTCATTCCCGTATTGCTGGTGTGTTGATTTACTACCCACTTTCGCAATCCATCTTGGAAGGCATCTAAAAGTTGCAAGGGGGCGGGTTCACGCCCGCCCTTTTTCTTAAACCCGTCCTATAAAGAAAGGCAAAAACCATGACTAAAACAGTAAAAATCAAAAATGAACGCCCACGGCTTTATGCTGCCAACGGTGTTACGCTTCAACCTGGATTAAACACATTGAGTGAATCCGATGCTGAAAAGTTTTTGAAGCACCCACACATTCAAATCAAAGTATCACGTGGCCTTATTACACTTGGCGAAGGCGTGAAGCTTCCAAAAAGTGCGGCCACGGCAACCGAGCCGAAAAAAGGCGCACAAACGGAAACCAAAGAGCCAACGCCGTTTGATGGCCTTGAGTACAACATTGATGGTTTGAACGCGCATGATTCAATGGATAAAATCGACACCATTGAAGACGTTGCATACCTTGAACACATTGTTGCAACCGAAGAGCGCAAAACTGTGAAAGCAGCCGCCGAAAAACGCCTTGAAGAACTTGCCGATGATTCGGATGAAGATTCCGATGATGATGGCGATGAAGGCGACCAAACCGATGGTGACGACACCGATGAAGAAGGTGACGAATAAGCCATGACCGTTGATGCCACGCTTTTGCTGATTGCCCCTGAATTTGAAGCCCTTGACGCTTCAATTCGCACGGGTATGGCTACATTGGCCGCACAAAGCGTTGGCACGGTGTTTGGTGATAACCAAGAACTTGCAACCGCCTACCTTACGGCGCACATGCTTACATTGCGTGGGCGTTCGGGGGTGGGCGGTTCTGTTCAATCAATGAAAGAAGGCGATTTAAGCCTTACATACAAGTCGGGCATGGAAAACTCTGTTTTGGGTTCAACAAGCTACGGCCAAGAATTTAAGCGTTTGCAACGTGAAAACGTATTTGCAGCACGCACGAGGGCAGTGTAATGGGTAGCAAAATCAAAGATATTGACCACGGTTGGGAAGAAGCAAAAAAACAGCTAAATAAAGTTGATGGTGGAGCTGTTCGAGTTGGTATTTTACAAGACGCACCCGCTTACGAAGATGGCACAACTATGGCCGAAGTTGCTTTTTTTAATGAATTTGGAACAAAAACAATTCCAGAAAGATCATTTCTACGCACAACATATGATGAAAACATAAAAAAATATACAATGTTTGTTGCTGAAAATATGTTTCAAATTTTTGCGGGGAAAATAAAAGGTAAGACTGCCATGCGCCGCTTAGGTACAATGGCTCAATCGGATATACGAAAAAAAATTAAAGCAATAAAAACACCGCCTTTAAGCAACACAACTATCGAACTAAGAAGAAGGCGCAAAACACACGGCCTGTATGATGTTACCGCAAAAGATGTTGGCGATGCTTATAAAGCTGGCCAGTCCGCATTTTTTAAGCCCGCTGGTGCTAACGAAGCAAACCCACTTATTGACACTGGTCATTTGCTTAGAAAAATTGATTTTGAATTGAAGGGGTTTAAATGAGTCCGTTTAACGCATTTCGCAAAGATGTTACCGTGAAACGCTATGCCGATGGTGCATACGTAAATGGCGTTTGGGTTGAAGGTGCTGAAACAACGCTTACAGTGAAAGCAAGCGTTCAACCTGCCACCACCGAAGATTTGCAAAGCTTACCCGAAAACCGGCGTCAACTTGGCGCATATCGGATTTATACCGATTCCGAATTGAAAAGCGTTGTTGAAAACGCGAACAATCCTGACAAGGTGGTTATTGATAGCACTGATTATGAGGTTGCCCAGGTGCAGCCATGGAAAAATGGCCTTATTGAACACTACAAGGCTTTGGCAGTAAGGGTGCAACCAACATGAATATTGACCAAATCAAAACAGCGTTGCGAACATGGGTGGTTGATAATACAGCTTTGGCCGAAAGCAATGTTGTTTTTGCAAATCAAAACGCGCCACGCCCTTCGCGCCCATACATTACGATTTTCGTTACAACAACACCATTAAGTGAACATGCAAATGTTGGTGCGCCCGATGATGATGGTGATGCTGTAATTGAAAATGAAACGGCTGTAATGGCAAGCATTCAATGTTTTGGCGATACAGCGTATGGCGTTTTGGAAGGGCTGAGAGGTTCGCTTGAAAAAGTGACCGTACAGCAAGCTTTGCGGGCGGCTGGCTTGCCGTATATCAGGACTTTAAGCGGTGTTGCCGATTTGACCGAAACGGTTGGCACACAGTTTGAAGGGCGGGCGGGAATGGATTTAGAATTTCGTGCGGTTGCCACTGTCACGGATAACGTAGGTGTGATAGAATCCGTTGAAGGCACGGGCATTCACGAAACAGGCACAAACACAAACTATGAAAACGACTATCAAATAGGAGCTTAAAAATGACACAACTTAGCGATATTGTTAATGTTCAAATCAGCCGTGAAACCGAAAGCGTTGACCGCCAAAGCTTTGGCACTCCGCTTTTCATGACTGAAATTACAACCGTTGCAACACGGGTAAAATCTTACGCAAACATTGATGCTGTGGCCGATGATTACGCCGCAACCGATGAAGCGTACAAAATGGCGGCCGCTGCATTCAGCCAAGAAATTCGCCCAGACCGTGTGAAGATTGGCCAAAAAGCCGATGCAGAAACATACGCCGAAGCGTTGCAGGCTGTTATTGATGAAGATGATGATTGGTACGGACTTGCAATCGAAAGCACGCTTGAAGCTGATATTTTGGCCGTTGCTGCATTCATTGAGCCACGTGTTAAAATCTTCATCGCACGCACAGCCGATGCCGATGTTATCACCAACGCAACCGATGATGTTGCAAGCACATTGAACGCGGCTGAATATGACCGTACAGCCGTTATGTTTCACAAGCTTGCTGGTTCACAGTACATTGATTGTGCTTGGTTGGGTGATTGTTTGCCACGTGACCCAGGTTCACAAACTTGGATGTTCAAAACGCTTAATACAATCACTTTCGACAACCTTACGGCTGGTGAAAAGGATTACGCCCACGGCAAGGCCGCAAACACTTATGAGCGTGTTGCGGGTGTAAATATCACTCAAAAAGGCACAATGGCAGGTGAAGAATACATTGATGTTATCCGTGGCATTGATTGGCTTACGGCACGCATTAAAGAGCGCGTATTTACACGCCTTATCAATTCGCCAAAAATCCCGTTCACAAATGCTGGTATTGCCGTGATTGAAAACGCCGTGCGTGAACAGCTTGATATTGCGCTTGACCAAGATTTGATTGCGCCGGAGCCTGCATACACGGTTACTGTACCCGATGTGCTTGATACCGATGAACTTGACCGACAAAATCGCCAATTAAAAGGCGTGGACTTCCGCGCACGGTTGGCCGGTGCAATTCATTATGTTGAAATTCGCGGTGCTGTTTACGCATAACCATAACTTTAAGGAGACTCGAAAATGCAAGGTGCAAAAACATACGACCCAAAAAACGTGCAAATCATCATGGGTGGCGCACCCATTACAGGTTTTGCCGATGGTACTTTTATCAATGTTTCATTTGATGAAGACCAATACACAAAAACAGTTGGCGCAGATGGCGAAGTTAGCCGTGCAAAAACCAACAACCACACTTCAACCATCACGCTTACGCTGAAACAAACAAGTGGAAGCAATGACGTTTTGAGTGCGTTTTACAACGCCGATAAATTGAATGATGCTGGTGCCGTGCCATTGATGATTAAAGAAATTGGTAGCGGCCGCACATTGGCATTTACGCAAGCCGCGTGGGTTCAAAAGTTGCCCGATGTTGGTTACAGCAAAGATGTTGAAGACCGCGCCTGGACAATCGCCACGGCGCAAATGGATATGTTTGTCGGGGGCAATTCACTGAATGCCCAGAGTGATGCGTAATGATACAGAAAAAACAAAAAACCATTGAAGGCCAAGTTGAAGGCGCAAAAACAGACGTTGAATACGAAGTCGAGCAATTCCCCGCAATGACGGGTATGCGTATTGCTGTGAAACTTGCGAAAACATTTGGTGGTGGCATTGGCCAAGCGGCAAGTGGTGGCATGGAGTCCGTTATGGATATGGATGTAAGCAAGGTTATTACGGCAATCGTTGAAAACCTTGATGAAGATGCCACGCCGAAGCTTGTTGCCGACCTTCTTGCACGCACAAAGCGTAATGGCGTTCACCTAACACCCGATGTTATTGATACGGTTTACTCGGCAAATTTTGGCGAACTTTTAAGTGCGCTTAAATTCGTTCTTGAGGTGAACTACGGGGGTTTTATGGGGGCGTTGGCTCAAGCGGGCAATATTGGAAAAGAACAGTAAGCCAACGCCGTGGTAAAAAGGTAAAAATTCCAGGCGAACTTGCGCCCGAAGTAAGCCTTGAATTTCCGTGTTGGCGTTTGGTGGTTGATAAGGTTGCAACATTGCATGAGTTAGAAACGCACTGGAGTCTTGATGATGTAGCAAAAGCAAACGCGGTTTTAGATATGCGTGCCGATATAAGGGAGGCCAACGAAAATGCTAGTCCGTGAATTGCTGTTTGAACTTGGCTTTGATGATGCCAAAGCAACCCGAAACGCAAAAAGATTCGATAAAGTCATTGGTGGCTTAAAACGCAACCTTGTTCGGCTTGGTGCTGTGGCAACCACAGCGGCAATCGGCCTTGGTGCGGCCGCGCTTAAAGCGGGCAATGATTATCAGGCAATGAGCAACAAATTGAAGCTTGTTACCGATAGCACGAACGAATTGAAGGCCGCGCAAGAAGGTGTTTTTGCCATTTCGCAAAAAGCCCGAACAAGCCTTGAAGCTTCAACCGACCTTTATTTTGGATTTTCAAAGGCCGCCGAACAATATGGTATCAGCCAAGAACGCATTTTGCGTATCACCGAAACCACGGCCAAGCTTGCTACACTCGCAAGTAACAAAGACCCCGCGGGTACAAACGCCGCGCTTTTCCAATTACGGCAAGGTATCATGTCGGGGCAATTACGTGGCCAAGAACTAAACTCTGTGCTTGAACAGGCAACACCCGTTGCCGATGCGATTGCACGGGGTATGGGTATTCCTTTCAGCGAAATTCGCAAGATGGCCGAAAAGGGCAAAATCACGGGTATTGCTGTTCTTGAAGCACTAGAATCGCAAGCCGCAAATACAGATTCCGAATTTGCCAACCTTGACCGTACAGCCGAACAAGCACGCACACAGCTTAAAAACGCATTCGGGTTTTACGCAGGAAGGTTGGCCGAAGATGGGGATGCTATACAAGCGCAAATCGAATTTTATGATGCTTTGCGTGAGATTATTTCAAGTGGTGGATTCCGAAACAGCCTTGTGTTTGCGCTGAAAACAATGACCGCCATTATTAAGGTGGTAACAAAACTTGTTGAAGGGCTGAATAAGGCCATAAACGCTATGGGTGGCCTTGAACGAATTGTGCGCGTTCTTGGTAGTGCGCTTCTTGCGTTGGCCACCGTTTCAATCGCACGCGCCATTATCGGCCTTATTGCGCTTGTGGCGCAACTTGGAGTCGGTTTTACGGCTGCATGGTTGTTGAATGGCGCAATGACCGTACTTAGTGGGCTTATGGCACTTGTCACGTGGCCAGTGCTTGCCGCCGTTGCAGCATTCACAGCATTGTTTTTCATCTTTGAGGATTTGTGGGCTTGGTATAATGGCGAAGGTAGCCTTATCGTGCCTGGGCTTATCAAAATGTGGTCTTGGTTTGCCGAATTTTTTACAGGGCTATGGGATGGCCTACTCAATACCATTGAAGAATGGGTTGACAAGTTTTTGGCGTTTATTCAACCCGCCATTGATGCTTGGAACGCTTTTAGAGATAGCAAATTTAATCCAGGGAATTGGTTTGATGGTGAAGAAGCGAAAGAAGTGGCAGCAACGAAATTGATGCCACCGAGCGAGTTGCGCCAAAGCAATGTTTTCAAGCCCGAAGTAACAATAAACGTGCCACCTGGCACCATGCGTGAACAGGTTGATTATATGGATTCGCGTTTCCGTACTATCATGGAAGACCAAAACCGTAAGCAATTACGTGAAGCACGCAACAATTTTCCGGAGGTTGAATAATGGCCGATTTGCTTAATGTGCTGTTCAAAAAAGAGCCTGGCCGAAAGGTGGCTATTGGTGGCATCACGCTTGATGCAACCGTTGAAGAACGCCATGAGTACAGCGCAGGCGTTACCGACCACCCGATTGAAGCGGGTGGTTTTGTTACCGACCATGTTTTTGAAAACCCACGTATCGTGCAAGTTACGGGCGAAATTACCGATTCGCCTGTGCAATTATTTTCCGTTCTTGGCGGGCTTTCAAAGCGTTCGGTTGAAGCGCATGACCAATTAAAGGCGTTGTACCATCTAAAACAGCGCGTGACACTTGTTACGGGTTTAAGCATATACACAGACATGGTGATGGATACGCTTACATTCCCGAAAAATCAGCAAACAGGACGCCGGTTGCAATTCACAGCCAACTTCAAAGAAACGCGCTTTGTATCAAGCGAGGTTGTGGGTGTGGCCGAAGAAAACGCCGATGATTCTGTTAAGGATAAGGTCGGCGCGAACAAGAATGTAGGGCGGCAAGAAACGCTTACGGCAACCGATTCGCAAGCAACAAAAGCCGCCGAAACGAGTGAAAACATAGGCCAAAATCAAAGTTTATTGGCTGATATATTTGGAGCGCAATAGATGGCTAGTTATGAAATTATACCTTGGCGCGACTCGCCTGATTTCACACAAACTGTAAGGCTTAGTGGTAAAATTTACGGTATTCGTGGGCGATGGAATACGGTACATGAATTTTGGACTATTGATTTGTTTGATAACAACGGCAACGCTTTGTTGCTTGGCCAAAAGCTTGTTTTGAACACTGATATTTTAGCGCGATACAACAACCCACTTTTACCACCTGGTAAAATTTACGTTATTGACACGGGCAATGAAGCACAGAAAATTGAACGCATAGGGCGCAACGATATTGGCGTTACGGTGTTCTTGATTTACGAGGTGTAGAATGACTTTTTACAACCGTGTGGCCGCCGTTGATATTGAACTTAAAAGTGGTGAAGTGTTGCGCGTTCGTGGGCTTCGTATTGAATTTCAAATTGAAAAAACGAAGAACAGCACGGCCAACAAAGCCGAAATAAAAATTACAAATTTAAGCGAAGATACGCGCACAAAGATTCGTGAAAAAGATGCGCTTGTGCGCCTTTTCGCAGGCTATGAACAAGACCTTGGTGCTGTTTTGCTTTTTACAGGCAACGCACAACGGATTGTGAACACATGGGAAACGCCCGATATTATCACAAACATTGAAGCGCAAGATGGACAACGCACATTACGCGAAACACGGGCAAGCTTTTCATACGGAAACAAAACAAGTGCCAATGTTATTTTGAACAGGTTTGCAAATGAACTTGGTTTGCCGTTGCGCCAAGATTTCAATATTGAAGGCTCTTACCAAGGGTATTCATTCAATGGCCGTGCAAAAGATGGCATTGATGAAATTACACGCCGTTTTGGGTATCAATGGAGTATTGAAAACGGCGAAATATTGATTGTGCCAAAATCAGGAAACACAGGCCGAATCGCCACAAAACTTACGCCACAAACAGGGCTTGTGAATACGCCCGAACGCTTGATTGACCAAGAAGGCGAATTTGATGAAGCCCTTGAAAAAGAGCTTGAATGGAAAATTACAAGCCTGTTAAACCCACGATTATCGCCCGGTTCGCTTGTTGATATAGAATCGAAACAAGCCAACGGCCTGTACCAAATCGAAAAAGTAAGGCATTATGGTGATACCCGTGGTGGGGATTGGTACAGCGAAATTGAGGTGAAAAGCCGATGAGTGAAGATAACCTTACCGATGTTCTTGACGCTGCAATTCGCAATCGTTTTGCTGAATTGCAAACGGCCATGCCTGCACAGGTTGTAAGCTATGACTTTCGCACGCAAAAAGCGCAAGTGAAGCCCACGATAAACCGCCGTTTTGCCGATGGTAAAGTGCAATCATACCCTGCGATAAACAATGTGCCTGTTATATTCCCCCGAAGTGGTGGCGCAAGCATGACGTTTCCTGTAAAGCCTGGTGATACCGTTTTGCTGATTTTTGCAAGCCGTAGCATTGATGGATGGACAAACCAAGGTGGCACGGTTGACCAAAGCGATAACAGAATGCACAGCATAAATGATGCAATCGCAATACCTGGGCTTATACCTTTTTCAACGCGAAGCATGGCCAAAAACAACGAAGATGTGCTTATTAAATACAAAAGCGCAGAAATTGAAATTAAACAGGACTCGCAAATCAACATGAAAAGCCCTGTGAAAGTTTATGTTGATACGCCTGAATTGCGTTGCACGGGTGATATTTACGCCGAGGGTGATATTACAGCGCGTGAAGAACTTTACGACCAAGATAGGCTTTATGGTAGCCAAAGCGACCATAGGGAAAAATACAACAACCACCAACACGATGAAAATGATAATGGTGGCCTGACTGACGAGCCGTTGCCACAATATCAATGGAACGAGGCATAATTATGGATTTGCAGCTTGATACACAAAGCCACGACCTGATTGTTGCGAACTATGATTTGCAATTAAATACAGGGCTTTCGCTTGTTCAACAACGGTTGAAACAATCCCTTATTTTCTTTCTTGGCGAGTGGTATTTGGATGTGACGGATGGCGTGCCATACTACCAAGATATTTTAATCAAATCGCCTGTGCGAATCACCGTTGAAAGCATATTGAAAACAACGATAATTGAAACGCCTGGTGTTTTGGAACTTACAAGTTTTGAACTTGAATACACACCGGCAAGCCGCGAACTTCACCTTGATTTTCGCGTGAAAACAGAATTTGGCGACCTAGAATTAAGCGAGGTATTATAAAATGGCAGGTTTAAGCAAAGAAGGTTTTGAGCGCAAGCGTTTAAGCACAATCAAAACAGAAATTGAAGAAGCACTTAAAACACAGTTTGGCGAAGATATTGATTTACGCGCCGAATCTGTTTTTGGCCAAATTGTTGGCGTTCTTGCGTTGCCGATAAGCGAACTTTGGGAAGAAGCCGAAAATGTATATTTGGCCTTTGACCCTGATTTTGCCGAAGGCGTAAGCCTTGATAGCTTGGCCGCGCTTACAGGCGTGACGCGAATTGAAGCCACGGCGACACAGGTTAATGCCGTTCTTTATGGTGTTGTCGGCACAACCGTACCCGCCGCGTCCGAAGCGCGAAACGGCACAACGCAAGATGTTTATGCACTTGATTCGGCTGTAAGTATTGCATTGAACAATCTTGTTCGCGCAAAAATTGAAGTGAACACAGTTTTGAACAACACCGATTACACGATTACGATTGATGGCACTGATTACACAGTGACAAGCGATGCCACAGCAACCGAAGATGAAATTTTGCTTGCCATGGCCACGGAGTTGGCCGCTGTGGGTGTTTTTGATGAAGTGAACGTGCTTAATCAGGTTGTTCTTAGCGAATCTGATTTTGATGCCCCGTTTACGCTTGCCGTAAGTGCAAACATGACAATCGTTGAAACGGGTAGCCCTGGAGTGTTTTCGGCAAAAGAAAAAGGTGCGCTTTTTATTCCCGCCACGGCTTTGAATGAAATACAAACAAGTGTTGCAGGGTGGGAGTCGGTTGAAAACCCTACCGATGGCGTAAGCGGCCGCGATTTGGAAAGCGACTCGGCATTGCGTCTGCGCCGTAGGCAATCCGTTTCATTCCCTGCAACGGCAACCGTTGATTCTATTCTTGCCAAGCTTTTGCAAGTTGAGGATATTCAAGCCGCGAAAGTTTACGAAAATGATACAGATTCAACCGATGGAAGCGGTGTGCCTGCACAACATATTTGGGTGATTGTTGAAGGTGGTGAAGACGCTGATATTGCCGAAATAATTTACACAACAAAATCGGGTGGCATTGGCACGCATGGCGATACTACTGTGAATTACGAATCTGAAAGTGGCCAAGCATACGACATTAAATTTGAACGGCCAACGCAATCACAGCTTTATATTGATATGACGATTGTGCCAACCGAAGGTTATGCCGCCGAAGCTGTGACGCTTATCAAGGCGGCTGTGGCTGAATGGGTAACGGCCAATATCAGTATTGGCGAAAAACTCGAATACAGCCGTTTATTTACGCCAATAAATAGCGTGAGTGGATTTGAAGTCACTGAATTGTTGATTGGAAAAACGGCAAGCCCCACGGGTGAAGTGAGCCTTACCGCCGCGATTGACGAAATTATAAAAAGCGATACGGCCAACATATCAATTACGGTGGTTGAATAATGACGGATAGAACAGCGCAGGCCAAAGGGCTTTTAATACAGCAATACAAAGAATCGCCAAACTTGAACGGGCTTATTGAAGCGCACACCGTACAGCTTGACGAAATTGATGTTACTACCGAAGATTTGCTTACGAAAAGAAGCTTGGACACAGCCGAAGGCGCAAACCTTGATGTGATTGGCCGTATTGTTGTTCTTGATAGGCCGTTTACCGACCCCGACCCCGAAGATGTTTTTACGTTTGAAAACCCGGGTGATATTGGTGGTGGCTACACTGATACGGAATTGACGCAACAAGGTGGTTATTGGATTGGCCTTGACCCGATTGATAACCAAAAATACAACGATACGCTTTACCGCCTTATTCTTCGCGCAAAAATCATATTCAACACAACCAAAGGCACGTTGCTTGATATGTATAACTACGCGCAATTTGTTTTTGGTGTTGAAGCTGTGGTTTTGGAGCGCGTTGGCGCGATTGATGTAAATATTGCACGCCCGATTGGTAAACAGGAACGGGCTATTGTAAATGCAACCTTCCCTTTACCCGCGGGCGTTCGCCTTGGCACAATAAGTTACAGTGCCGAAGAGGGTGCGTTTGGATTCGCTGGAAATAGCCTGAATGGTGGTTTTGGCGATATAAACGACTCCGAAGTGGGAGGTGTATTTTCAACCCTGATTATTGACTAGGCTTGCATATTAAGACATACTAGCATACAAGGCATTGGAAAAACCGAGCCACCTATTGTGCATTTTTGCGCGTTGGTGGCTTTTTTTATGATTAAAGGAGCGCATTTTGGCAAAAGAAATTGGTGATAGTGATTTACTTAGCACCTGGGCCGCTTCGGGCGTAATTGAAACGCCAAGTGAAGCCAAAATTGCGAACGGGTGGGATTTGGGCGAACAGCCACCACACGAATACGCAAATTATATTTTGAACATTATTGGCAAGGCTGTAAATCACGTTTTGCAAAACGGTGTGCCTTTGCACAACACAACAACCACATACGCCGTTGGTAACATTGTTCAAAAAGATGGTGTTCTTTATCGGGCAAAGGCGGAAAACACAAACAGCGCACCACCAAATGTAAATTGGTTAAAAATTGCGCCCTACACAATCAAACGAAGCATTGTTGATGATTCGGGTGCTTTTCAACTTTCGGGTGATGTTGACTCGCCTGGGGCAAATAAAGTTTACGGAACGAACGGGGAAGGTGAACGCGGTTGGAAAAGTGACCCCGCACAGGCCGATGGGTTCACCACGGGCGATATTAAGATTAAATACGGCACTGGCGAACTTACGGGCTATGTTCGCTTGAATGGCCGAACTATTGGAAGCGCAGCGTCCACAGCAACCGAGCGTGCAAACGCCGATACCGAAGCACTGTTTACTGACCTTTGGGATGAAGACCCGAATATTGTTGTTAGTGGTGGCCGTGGTGCAAGTGCGGCCGCCGATTTCGCAGCTGATAAGGTTATGACTTTGCCCGATGCCAAAAACCGTGTGCCGTTCTTTACCGATGGTATGGGTGGTTCAAATACAAACAGAATCACAACGGCAGGCTCTGGGATTGATGGTAAGGCACTTGGCGCGGGCGGTGGAACAGAAACACACACGCTTACCATTGATGAAATGCCTGAACACGAACACAACTTGACCGATGGCGCAGGAAAAAACGCAACGCGCCGTGGTTCTGGCCCAGGTACAAGTTTTGCTTCAACGGGTGATGGTATTGTTGACTTAAACACAGACCCGGTGGGTGGTGGCGAAGCACACCAAAACATGCCCCCTGCAATCAACATTGGAACGGTGTATATTAAGCTATGACAAAAACAATCGGAAACAGTGATTTAATTGATTCTTGGGCTGAAAACGGTGGTGTTGCTACACCTGACGCCGGAAAAATTGACGTTGGTTGGTTATCAGGCGAACGCCCTGCATTTCAGTACATGAATTATTTGCAAAACCTTTACGGCAACAAGCTTAATCACTTGTTAAAAAATGGTATTGCGCTTTATAACGCAACAACTTCTTACGATACGGGCAATTTGGTAAACAGAAATGGCGTAATTTACGTTTCGGTTGCCGATGATAACCTTAACAACCAACCGCCGCACGCAAACTGGGCGACTCTTGCGCTTAAAAACAATTACACAGCCACCACAGACCCCACCGTGAATGATGATGTTGATGAAGGTTATGATGTTGGTAGCACCTGGATAAACAACACAAGTGGCGCAATATTTGTTTGCATTGATAACACGGATGGCGCGGCTGTTTGGACAACCAACGTCACGGATTTTGGCGAAATTACAGAAAAAACCGCGCCTGTTCTTGATGATTTGGCCGTTGTTGTTGATAGCGAAGACGCTGATACCACAAAAATTGTGAAGCTTCGCAATATACTTGAATTGATATACCCCGTTGGCTCTATGTATATCAATAAAACCGTTTCAACCAACCCAGGCACATTACTTGGATTTGGTACATGGGTGGCCGTTGAAGATAAAATGATTATCGGTGCAAGTGGCACTTACCCTGCAGGAAGCACGGGCGGCTCGGCAACCACAACCCAAACCACAAGCACGCTTGCAAACCACAGGCACAGCATTACAACCGAGCTTGATAATGGCACAGACCGTATCAGGCACTTCGGACAAACAACGGGCGATAGAACAGCTTACACAAATTATGAAGGTGGTGGCGCGGCTATGGACACAATTTCACCATACGTTGCCGCTTATGTTTGGGAAAGGACAGCTTAATGAACAAAAGAATCACAATCATACCAAGTGACAAAATCGTAATTATTGATGGTGTTACGCATGAAATTGAATTTGACTGCGACCCAAACTATCACGCTGTTCAATGGCACGGCGAAGAAGGTGTAATTGAAACTAAAAAAGGCGACAATATAAAAATTGAAAACCTTGAAAAGTTTGAAGATATTGTCGCAGCGCATGAAGAAAAAACAGCCGAAAATAAAAGGCTTCGTGAAGAGTACGAAAATTCACCACAAAAAGTTATTGATGATTTTAACCGCAAAAGAATACTTGCTTACCCTGATATTGGAGAACAATTTGACGCGATATGGAAGCAATTAAATCAAGATAGGCTTGATGGTAAAGAGCTTGTTCAAGAAGCCGATAATGTTCTTAATGCTGTTCTTGCGGTGAAAAAAAACATACCAAAGCCGAAGGAGGTTAAAGAAAGAAAATGATGTATTTTTTTGGTTTTATAATTTTGTTTTTATGGTTTGCTTTTTGGTCTTCCCAGGCAGGCCGTTCAATGCGCTCACTATCTGAAAAGCTTGATAATTGGCAAGATAAAAAGCCATGGTATTCAGAGGTGCCGGAAGCGATTATTGCGCTAACAATCGGCACAATATCTGTGTGGGGATGGGACAAGGTTTTTGATATTCCTGTGCTGTGGGGATTCGTGTTGTTCGCCATTTCAACAATCATTGCTTACGCTGGAAAACAAAGCGCAACATGGGCGTATCTGAATTGGGAAGGCCACACAAAAGACTCAAACGGCGATGGTGTTATTGATAACAAAGATGGCCGAAAAAGCACAACACGTGGCATAAATGATTGGATTGCCGCGCGCCTTGGTTACAAGCTTGGCGATGAAGGTTACTCATGGGTGTGGGCTTTCACGAAAGGCTTTATGACGACCCTCCCGTTAGTGCCAACCGGCGCAATATTTCAACCCCTTGGCCGTGAAGTAGCAAGCCACGCAAAAGGCCGTTTACCGTTCGATAGCAATTTTTGGATGGAATCGGTTGGTGATGGTTTTGGTTATTCAGCGTCCGCGTTCACCTTCATTCTTGCAATCATAAACTTAACATAAAAATAAGAAAGTGGGGAACTTTCATGCCTGACAAACGTAAGTGTATTATATGCCTATATGTGCTTGTTCTTTCTATCGCAACGGTAATAAGCACATTTGTTTTACCTGAATTTGATAGGGGTATTGTACGCAATTATTCAGGCGCACTGACAACGATTGGTAGCATTGTTGGTGGTTGGATGTGTATTTTTTCCGTGTGGCTTATGAGCCGTGGCCACACAAAGTTGAACGGATATTTGCAAGAAGTTTACTTTTTGATGTTTGCTATTTTTCTTTGTACGGCAACTTTCGGCATCTTTGGTATCTTAAAACCGCCCTTGGAAACCTGGGATGTTGTTTATAACATAAGGGCGGTGGCAATCATGCTTGAAGCTGTGGCACTTTACAGATTTTTCAAGGCATGGTGGCGTATTGGTAGGCAATAAATGTTTATTAAAAAAGCTATGGCACAAGGCATTGACCCTGCCGCCGTTGGCACAATCGCAACCGATGGTGCGCGTGAGCTTTTTCAAATGGGGGTTCTTGGTATTATGGTTGTTTGCCTTATGGCATTCATTATTTACATGCACCGAAGCCACAAAGATGAAAGAAAAGAGTGGCGTGAAGAAGCTGGAAAAAAGGATTCGCAACAACAATTACTTGACCAAAAACGCGATGAAGTATTTTTACGTGCAAGTGATAAGGCGGCCACTTCAAGCGACAAATTGGCCGATGCGATTGCGGGGCTTTCCCGTGATATTTACAGGAATAATAATGCTGGTGGCTCTTAGTGCTTGCACGATTATTCCATATTGTAAGCCAAAAATTGTTTGCGAAACGGGCAAACGTGGGCAAAAATCAGATTGTTGGCTCAACGCAGAATGTGGAGTCACAGGAACGCCAAAAGAAAGGGGCAATGATGGACAGTAAATATCAATGGCTTTATGAAGAGCTTGCGCCGAAAATTCTTGTTGCCGCGCTTGCTGAATACGGCACAACCGAAGTGCCTGGCCCCGCAAACAATCCCAAAATATTGGCGTGGGCGCAAGAAATTGGCAGTGCCGTTGGCATTGATTACAGCAAAGACTCGATTCCTTGGTGCGGTTTATTTATGGGCGTTTGCGCCAAACGCGCAGGATATGAGCCACCAAAAATATGCGTTCGTGCAAGCGAATGGGCGAAATTCGGTAAACCTGCCGAACGTGCAATGCTTGGCGATATTTGTGTGCTTACGCGCCAAGGTGGTGGCCACGTTGGTCTATACGTTGGTGAAACAGTAGATGGAAAGTATGTTTTCTTGCTTGGCGGCAATCAGGCCGATGCCGTAAATATCAAAATGTTTCCGCGCTACCGTATCACGGATGTTCGCCGTTGCCCGTGGCGCGTTGGTCAACCACCAAATGTACGGCCTATAATTTTAAGCAACACAGGTGATTTAAGTACAGGTGAAGCATGATACCGATTGCCCCCTTAATGACCGTTGGTAAGTTTTTGTGGCGATACAAGGCCATTATTGGCGTTGTGGTGGCCGTTTTGGTTATTGGTGGCACAATATGGCTTGATAAGCGAAAAATCGAAAGCCTGACAAAACAAAACACAAAACTTGAACAGGCCAACGAAGAGTACGCAGCCACGCTTATCGCTGTTCAAGAGTCGCACAAAGCCCAGGTTGAAGCCTTGGCCAATGAAACGATTGCCGAACGCGCCCGCGCCGAAAGCCTTAATTCAATATTATTGGAGGTCGAAAACAATGATGAAACAGTGCAATGCTCTGTGCCTGATTTTGTGCGTGATGCTTTTGAGCGCATGTAGCGAATCAATCAACAAAGCACCACCGATAATTAAAAACGAAGTGCCTGCAAGCCTTCTTGAGTGCAAAAGCGAGCCTGAAAAACCTAGCTTCAAAACAGGAAACGCAAAAAAAGACTTCCAAAACATTGTGGTGTACACGGCAAAGGTTAAAGACGCCGGTGCCGATTGCCGAAGCAAACTTGCAAAAGCGCGTGGCCTTATTCTTGAAAATCAGCGTTGAAAAAACCTAGCTTGCCTTTCATTGGCATAAACGGCAATGGTTGTGCGCTATCAAGCACAAAACCGTATTCACCAAAAAACCAAGGTTTATCTTCTTCGCACAGCAACCGTGATTCTGATACGTGAACGGTGTTGATAAGGTTGGCTTTACCAATTATGCCACCACGTTCAAGCAATTCGTATGATGGCAATGTTACCTTTTGCAAATCAGGCAAGCCGTTAGCGCAAAATTCTTTCACTTCTTCATATTCGCGCTTTGTCATGCCTTTACTTGCGTGAATGTAAAACTTGCCCCGGTGCTTTGTATTCCAAGACCTGTTTTCAATTTTCTTGTGGCCGTGAATAATCAACCAAGCCCACGGTTGCCGTATGCTTAATGCTTTCATAATGTTTCCCCTTAAATTGGTGGTGCGTCTTCATCCACAGTTTGTTGCGCAGATGGCTCTTCTTGCTGTGGTGGCGTTTCCTGTGCTTGTTGCGCCTTGGTTATCTCACGGGCTTTTTCAGTCCATCCCGCGTGCCTATCGCGCACAATATCTTTATCATCATCGGGTAAGCCCGTAGCCCACTCCTTATAAGCGTGCCAACCACGATTTGCGGCCGCTTCACCATCGGCAATAAGCTGTTTGGCGTATTCCTCGTTTACGGGCTGTGTAGGCTGTTCTTCTTCAACGGTGGCATAATCGCCTTCAATAACGTCTTCATCGGCCTGTGGCGTTTCCTGCGCCTTTGTGGTCGGCTTTTCTTCTTTCACTGTTTGGTTGATGTTATCAACGATTGATTTACGAACAGGCGTTGCAGGCTGGTTATTCGGGTCGTAATTCTGATTGTCGTAGTCAACAATATCTTGAAGCCCCTGGATTGATGCGAAAAGCTGTTTACACGCATTTTTAATTGCGGCCGCCTTCGCTTTTTCAACATAGTCGCTTTTCCAAATAAAATCTTGTTTGGCTGCACGCTTGGCGCGGTCAATGCGTTCTTTTGGAATATCGGCAACCTTTTGGATTACACGGCCATTGTCGGTGTATGTAACAGCAAACAAGATACCGATAAAATCTTTTTCACCCGAACGAAACGCGCCCGATTTTTTATGCGTATATTGCTGCATCCCGTTTTCATTCCAAATTTTAACTTCATCACCACTATAAACAGGCTCAACAATAAAATCGGCATCGGGATAATACTCTTTAATTTTGGCCAAATACCCACGCCAACCCATTTGAAACGTGCATTTGTTACCGTATTTGATTAAGTGCGCGTGCTGGCGTCCGTCAATAAAAACGCCACGGTTGGCCGCTTCAATCATTGTGGCAAAAATAGAATCTTCATTGCATGTGCTTAAATCGTTTTTGCCCCCCACGCTTTCTTTGATGGTTGATAAAACGCCGTAAATGTATTTGTTGGCCTTGTTTACAGCTTTCTCATCTTCGGGGCTCAAATTCAAAGCAATAGCAATTTGATTGCTTGCCGCAGGGCTTGTGAGCTTGTTTTCAATTATCGCAAGTTGGTTTGCCATGGTGATTCCTTTCTTAATACGTGATTGTGGTGTTTGGAACTTCGCCCTTGACGATTGCCGTTACCACTGATTTCGCCGCTGATTCGCTTAAAAGGCACGAATCAATCAACGCATTCACTATAGCTCGGTTTACTTCTTTTTTATGCTCTTTTAGCATATTTTTTTCTTCGGGCTTTGGTGTGCTTGGTGGTGGCGTTTCAGGCTGTGGCGCGTTCGCACGCTTTTCAGCTTCTTCGGCACGCTTATTTGCTGCATCCAAATCGGCTTGCACTTTTGCGGCCGCGCGTTCATCGGCTTCTTTTTGTAATTGCGCTTGGCGGTTTTTTTCATCCTGTTCACGTTGTTTTTCGCGCAATTCTTCAAGCTCACGTTCTTGTTCTTCGGCTTTGATAACAGCCGCCAACTTTTCACCCAAACGGCCAATGCTGTTTTCCGATACGGTTTTTGCTTGGTCGGCAAATTCTTCATAATCACGCTCGGCAAGCTTTTTCACCTGGGCAATTCGTTCTTCAATATCCTTTGAGTCGGGTTCATAATCATAAGACATTAAATCGCGCATTTGATTGATGCCGGCGTTGTGTTCGCCTATACGTTTGGATTCGCGTTCTTCATATTGAGTCAACGGCTTGCGAATATCATGTTGCAACTTTTCCATTTGCGTGCGCCATGTTCGCCGCCGTTCGTCAATGGCCGTGGTGACCTTTTTTAATTCACCAACATAATCTTTACCCATTGTATCAACGGCAGTTTTAAGCTTTGCAACCGCATACGCCATGCTTCGCCGTTCTTCACGGCCTTCTTCGGTGTTTGGGTCTAGCTTCGGCACGTAATGTACGGCCACTTTTTTCAAAAGATTATCAACACCTTCTTCGGCAAAAACTTCTTTCGCTTCAAGGTTTTCAACAACAATTACGTCTTTGTTTTCGGTGGTCATTACATAGTCCCCTTTTCAATAAATTGGCGCAAAGCCCATTGTGGCACTTCCATATTGCCAATTTCTTCTTGATACCCAGGCCATTTGTTTTTTGCACGGCAAGCCAAGAAACGCCCCATAATATGATTAAGGTGCATACGCCCAAAATCAGCGTACAAAAGCCCCGTCAATTCATCCATTGGCTTCATGCTTTCGTAACATTCAACAATGTGTGGTTCGCCTGATTCTATGCCGACAAAAACGTAATTATCAGCAGGTTTGCCGTATAGTTTTTCATAGCCAAGCATTGAAATTGCAACGCTTAAATCATAATGAAGGTTGTGAGAATCGTGCCAAAACAATGATGGTTTTGCGCTTCGGCACGTTTTCAAATCAACCAAAAGACCGTCATTACGCATTAAATCAGGGCGGCAACGCATTTTAACGGATTCCATTTCACCCGTTTCTTCGTTTTCAAATTCAGCTTCAAATAAAATGCTTGCTTCAACATAACCTTCGGCTTTCAAAATGTTGTAAGCCAATGTGTTTTTTGCCAAAGCTTCGGCCATTTTTTCAACTTGTTCATGTTCGGTTTTGCTGATAATAAGCTTTGATTTTGGCGTTTCCTTGATTTGCCACTGTTTGTCTTCATCCTTAAAAACGTCATAGCCTGCCGCCGTATATTCATCTTGAACGACTTGTTGGCGAATATCGTTGCGGAACGCTTTCTCTTCACCCTTATCGTTGTAATACGTGGTTGGTAAAACATGATACCCCGCGTCCCATTTTTCAGGTTCAAGCGCAAGTGTGTGAACAGCACTACCGATTCGCAAAGATTTTGTTTTTACTTCGGGTGCATTGTCAATGTATTTGTGCTTATACCGTGCAGGGCAATCAGCAAAGTCGCCAAGCATTGATTTACTAACCACTTCGCGTTGCGCGTGGTATTCTTCAATGCTCATATCTTTGTGTAATTCAGGTTTTGTCATGGTGATTCCTTTCGTTGGTTGTATGCCTTTATCGAATAATATCAAATAAGCGTCAAGCGCATATTTTTTTATAGCGATTTTTCCATTAAATCGCGCATTTCTTCAATGCTACGAACGGCTCCGGCTATGCCACCCGCGCCCTTTACATTATCAATAAAAATTTGCTGTTCTTTACTTACGCGCCCGTCTTGTGTTTTTATTTCAGCACCACAAAAAACGGCGATTCGCGTGCCTACCATATCGGGCGTAATTTCAACCGTTTTCCATCCTATTAAATCCGAAGAGCCTGGAACTTCCAAACCTGCCCGAACTTTACGAAGGCGGCCGCTTTTTATCACATCCAAAACGCCTTTTACGCCGAATTGCATGGCCGCATTTTTGATAGTGGTGATTGCGTCAATCGTAAGGAAAAAACCACGATTGTTGCGAAACACACGTGCGCCGCTTTTGCTTGCCTGCATACGGCACGCTTGAACAAGGTTGCTTTCTTCTGTTGCCATTTTAAGACTCCTTTCCTGTATCGTCATGGTTAGGGCATTCAATAACACCACACTCCATACCAATGGGGCGTAGTGTTTTGATTAAAACACTTTTCCATTCAACGGGGTCGCCGCCCGTCATTGGTTTATAGGTGTTTTTTTCGGTGTAAATTTTAATATCTTCTTTGGTGAATCCGTACTTACGCGCATAGGCTTTGGCCGCTTCAACGTCTTCGGGGTATGTGCCTGCGAACAAAATTGTGCCTTCCTTAAATACCAAGCGTGCCATTGCCGTTGCCCCCTTCACTTGTAATGCTTATGTTTTTTGCTTTTGCTGTTTTGAAAACCCAGTTTGGATGATAGCCGCGCTCTTCGGCTATTTTACGCAAATCATCTATTGTTTCAGCACGGCCAATTTCCATGCGCTTATTCCGTTTTTCAAGTTTTTCGGCACGCTGTTTTTCAATTTCGGCAAGCTCACCTTCAACCTCAAAAAGAGTGCGCGATTCTATCGGGTAAACATACCCACATTCGGGGCATTCAAGCGCGGGGGGGTGGCAAAAATAGCATTCTTTACATTGCTTCAACGGCATGGCGCGAACGCCACCGGCACCACCTTTGCTTTTAATCCTATCTTCAAGAGTCCAATGCCTATCATCACATGGCAAGCCGTGTTCTTTGAAGTTGTTGGCATGGTCAAAAATAAGCGCGGGTTGGTCTTTCATGCGAAGCACACGCCCCCATTTTTGCATTTGCAATGCAAGTGATTTTGTCGGGCGCAAATCACTCATACATTCAATCGTTACATCTTTACCAACCTGTGAAGCCAAGTCGAAACCAAAAGTAAGCAATTCACAGTTTGTAAGCACCTTCAATTCGCGGTTTGCGTATGCTTGAATGATGCGCCTGCGTTCAATATCGGGCGTTGTACCGTCAATGTGCATCGCGGGTATGCCCTGACGTCTAAATTCTTCGGCCACCAATTCGCTGTGCTTGATGCTTGTGCAATAAGCAATGTTTAATCGGCCATTTGCGTGTTCAACATAGTGGCGCACGGCATCGCCAATAAGAACTTCGTCTTGCTCCATTTTTTCAGATATTTCGCGTTTGGAATATTCGCCGTTTGCCATTTTCACACGGCTTAAATCAATACGTGATGGCGCAAACGGGCGATAATCTGAAAGGCGTTGATTTTCAATAAGCCAACGTATTGATTCGCCACAAACCATGTGGTCATACCAACAACCAAGCCCCTGGCCCGATAAAAGCCACGGTGTTGCTGAAAGCCCTACAATCCACACGTTGTTGGCCTTCAACCAATTCACGATTAAATCAAGCCCGTTGCCCCCATAGTGCGTTTCGTCAATGAAAGCAATTTTTGGTGGGCGTACTTTTTCAAGCCTACGGCGCAGCGTGTCGGTTGAACAGATATGCGCGGGCGCGTGTGGGTTCAAGCTGTTACCTGCAGCGATATAAGAGTGTGGCACATCGAAGTGGCCGAATGTGCCGTGCATTTGCTTGATAAGGTTGCGCCGTGGCACGGTAAACCAAACGTGATTGCCTTTTGCTATGGCGCGTTGCACCATATAAGAAGCCATTACAGACTTACCCGCGCCCGTTGCTGCTTGCATTAAAATTGATTTGTAGCCTGCGTGCATCGCTTCGGTGACTCGGTCAACAAGCCTTTGTTGGTCGGGGTAAAGTGTTATCAATTTTTTAGCCTTTCAAAAATATGTGCGATTACATCCACAGTCCAACCATCACCCAAAAGACACGCCGCTTGGTTGCGTGTTAGCCCTTCGGTGTAGCCTTCCGGCACCGTTTGAAGACGCTCCAATTCAATTTGCGTGAAATATCGAAGCCCTTTTTTCCAATCAAGGTCTGGGCTTTCAAAAACAACGGTTGTAAATCCCGTGGAGTCGTATCTGTGCCACATCTTTTCAAGCGTAGCCAATGGGCGCGAATCACTTTCAAGTAACGCACGGCTTTTAAGCCTATCAGTGTAACCCGACTCCAAAATATCTTGAAGGCAAATGCGCTTGTTTTTTGGCTGTGGTATGTCGCAATATCTTGTGCCAAACAAATCGTGGTATTCTTCACCTATATTTGTCCAGTATAATCGGTCACGTAATTGTGCCGAAACCAACTCGCTATTGATGCGAACAGGGTATGTGCCAAGTCGGTTGCTTATAAATTGTTCATCGGCCTTGTCCATTATCACATTTTCAAGCAAAAATTTTTCGGCCTGTGTTTCTTCGCGCAATCTTTCGTAGTGAAAATAAAGGCCAGATTTTTCACCGTCTAAACCATCACGAACAGCATTGCCGCGCGAAAAATCTTGGCATGGTGAGCCACCAATTATTAAATCAATCTTTGGCAAATCACGGCCTTTTATTTGCGTCACATCGCCAAGCTGTATTGTTTTTGGGTAGTTGCGTTGTGTTACTTCAATCGCGTGCTTCTTAATTTCGCTTGCAAAATATTGGTCAACCTGAATGCCCGCGCGTTCAAGCGCGATTTGGCCACATGACATACCATCGAAAAGGCTTAATACATTCATGAATCCACCTTCTTTTTTGGTGGGGCAAGATTTTTCTTTTTATCGCGTGTTCTTATTCTGTGGCAACAAGCGCAAACAACTTCACAAATTTTTATTTCTTCAAGAATTAAATCAATCTTATATGCGCCTGAAACCATATTTGCTACAGACCTGTTTTTTTGCCCTACATGGTCAAAATCCATGCACACAGCAGGAAAATGGTTGCCACAATCAGCGCATGGCGTTTTCTCTTTTATATCGTCAACAATTTGCTTTACTTCCATGCGCCGTGCCTTCGCAGCCTTCTGGCGTTTGGTTTTCGTGCGTTTATTATATTCTTTGCGATATTTTTTATAGTGTTCATAATTTTCTGTTTGATGCGCGGCACGGCACTCAAGGCAAACATTTCTTCGCCCGATTCTTCCATCTCTGTGCTTGAATTTCGCAAATGCGTATTCATCGCCACGCTTACCACATTTTGTGCATGTTTTTTCCATTACGAATCCACCAATAAGCATGTTGTTTTAGCGCGAGTCACAGCCGTATAAACCCATTTTTGCCTATCAATCGCTGTTCGTCCTATCGGTTCATTTTTGACGATAACCTTGCCGTATTCGCTACCCTGGCTTAAATGCGCCGTGATTGCGTATGCGTATTGAAAACGCTGCAATTCACGATGAATTTTGTTATACCCATCGTAAGGGTAGATGCCTGTGGCAAAATCGCCCGCGTAAGTGTTGAACATGGCATTGTGTTCTTTGATGGCAAGCCTGAAATAAAGGTCGGCTTCAATATTGCTTGAAGCTTCACACACGGCACTCATGCCGTTGTAAAATCCAATTTCTTTATCATTTTTACGGCATATAAGCTTGTCGCCTTTCTGTGGCATCGGGCTTTCAAATCCAAGTTGCTTGCGAAACCATGCGTTCATATTAGCGCGTGTTTTGTTGCGCCCGACAATAACCACATCCGCGGTCATAAGGTGCTTTGAAGTAAGTTTGTTTTTGTCGATAAAAATAAAATCGTTTTGCACGCCCTTTTCAGGCATACGGCCTGCGCGAATCTCCATGCTTGCGCGTATAATGGCCGAATCAAGTGCTTGCCTGTGTATCTGTTCAAGCGTGAACGTGGGTTGCAAATCGTTTTCACCATGCACGGGCGCAAGCTGAAACGGGTCGCCCAGGTACAGAATTTTTTGCGCTTTTTTACGCAAATCATCTATCAATTTTTGATTAAGCATTGAATATTCGTCAACAATCACAAGTGATGCGTGGTCAAGGTCTGTGGCTTCGGCCAAGCCAAATTGAACTTGCGAAAGCTGTTTTATTTCAGCGTTCAATTCCTTCACACGTTGCCCGTCACCTTTTTCGGCGGCAACATTCACAGCGGCTTTCAACTCTTCAATGCGTTGCTTTGGTTTTGATTTTACGGCATATATCGCACTATGAATTGTGCTTACATTCATGCACCCTTTTTCACGCAACACGTTCGCCGCTTTTCCTGTAAAGGCGCAAAAGTAAACGTGTTCAATATTATCTTCAATGTATCGGGCAAGGGTTGTTTTACCCGTGCCGGCATACCCCGAAAGAACAAATTCTTGTTCATCGGTTTTTTCAAACCATTGCATGATTTTATCAAAGGCCGTTTGCTGTTCATCACTTAGCTGCATGTTTCACCCTCCAATAAAATTGCACGGGGCGTTTGTTGTGTGCGTTGAAGCAATACCAAGAGCAATTATCTTTGCCGCTTGTGCCGTTACCCATCCATGAAACACGACCAACCGATACGATTTTTTTGCAATACTTTTTGAACTCCAGGGCTTGAACGGTGTGTTGCCAATCAGAGTCAAAAAGCAACCATATATCGCCATGGCCTGCGCCGTATCTGTGTGGTTCGTTTGCGAACGTGGCAAGCCAATGGCGCAAAAGCTTATTAAATATCTCGCCTTTATTTTTGCGCTTTTCCCATGGTGGGTTTGTAATGATAATATCATTCATGCGGTCAAGGCACAGCAATTCAAGCGCGTCAAATTCTTTTACATCTTCGTGCTGTGGCTCAATATCTGATTGCCAACCACATCGCATACCATATTTGATAAGGTGGCGCACAAGGCTTCCATCACCTGCGCACGGTTCGGCAAAAACCAAGCCTTTACCTTGAATGTGTGGCAACAAGGGCAATACAGCCTTTTCGGGTGTAATATAATAATCGCGTGGATTCCTATCAAAATTTGAACGCTTACCCATTTTTGCCCCCTAAAACCTTTACGCTTTCAACATTCTTGTTTTTCTCAATCTTTTTGCCGATTGCCTTGGCTTCAACTTCGCAATTTGTTTTAAGCTGCATGGCTACATCTTTTTGTCCGTCATTGTATTTAATCACCACATACATCGCCGTAGTCCTTTCGTTTTTTCTTATCAACGGGCTTATAAGCAACCGCATGGTGTTTGGCACAATAGGGGCTTCCCTTTTTCCGGGGTTCACCACAATATTCGTTTTTGCCAATATCGCTACCAAGCCAACGGCAACAATCGCGCTCCAAAACTTCAATAAAATTCTTGGGGGCTACCATGTGATTTCTTCCTCTTGTTGTAGTGTTTCAAAAAAATCAGGTGCGCTTTTTTTCTTCCACACCTGGACGCTGTTATTGCCACGTTTTTCGCGCTTCAATTCAAAGCCAAGCCCTGCCATAATTTTGGCGATACGCTTTTGCGACTCATCGTTTCGGCGCGTTCTATCGCCAATACTTAGTGCGCTCCAAAGGTCTTCATAAATAACGCTATCGGACGCGCCTGTAATTTTTTCAATATCGGCTTGCCATGGGTCGATATTCATACGTTTTTTCTGCTCGCGTTCGGCTTTTTTGTAAACTTCATCATCGGCCAACCACAGCTTTTCGCCCTTGCGCCAACATTCCGTAGCTTCCGCCCATAATTGCTCACAATCACGTTTCAAGGCTTCCAAGTTGATTTTCGTGGCTTTCGCTGGCCAATATCTTCGGTTGCCTGTGGGGTCGTTCAAATACCCGTCCAATGGGTTCAATGTGCCTGCAAACACAAATTTACGTGGCAATTCGGTTGGCTCGTTGTGATACTTTTTGATGATACGGTCTTTTTGCGTGCTGATAATTTGCTTGGCTTCTTCGGCTGGCATTTTTTCAAAGCCCGTCATTTCAGCCAATTCGATAATCAAGCACCCTTGAAGCTTTGGCACGGTGTTCGGGTTGGCCAAATCTTTTGCCTTGATAGTGTCGTCAAAATATTCGCGCCCGTGTATCGTGGCAAGCTGCTTAAACAAAGCCGATTTACCAAGGTTTTGGTCGCCTTCCAAAATCAATATGTGGTCGAATTTACACCCTGGGTTCATCACACGCGCCACAGCCGCCGTGAGCCACTTGCGCCCGATTGCTGCCAAATATTCGGGGTCTTCTTCAACGCAACCCGCATACGTGCGAAGCCATGTATTCAAGCGTGGCACACCGTCCCATTCCAAGCCCTTAAAGTATTCTTGCGCGGGGTTCTTGGTGTTGCGAATCACAACGGTATCAAGAATTTTGCTGATATTTTGAATGCTGATACGAATGCGCCGTTTTTCCAAATCCATTGTAAGCTCTGTTTTATCTTCATCACGCAAGGGGCGTGGCTTAAATTTCTTTGGATTCTTTTCCCAGGGGGGGCATCGCGTGACAACCTTTTCTTGCGTAAAATCATCGTAACAAAACATGCCCTTGTAGCGTTTCAAATTATCAATAAGCACACGGGCGTTCGTAAGGCTGTTCGATTTAAGCTGTTCATCTTCGTTGTATTCAAGCAACGCCGCCCATGGCGCACACGAAATTTCTTTTTCGTCTTCGGCAAAATCAAACGTGCCGTATTCGGGTATCAATTCAAGCTGGCCTTTTTCTTCTTCAACAACTTCATGCCCGTACAGCCTTTGCATTTCTTGGCTATCATGTTCGCGCATTGATTCTTCGCGCACGTGGTCTGGTATTTGCGCGTGCCATTCCATCACTTCGTTATAAGTAAGCGAATCCCCGAAGGCGGAATCATTACCTTCGGGGACTCTATCTGATTGCCCGTTTGCAGGCGCTGCAATCAGAATCCTTTCACGCACGGCTTCAATGCCTGCTATGTGCTGTAAGTCGTTAAAATCTGTGTTTTTGGCTTCATCATCGGGCGCAATATCAGGCCATATTACGTGCGCCCCGACCTTTGCGGCCGCTTGCTGTGCTTTATCAACCCCCGGATTGTAAAGGCGCTGTTCTTCACGCCATTTTTGCCACCGTGGGTCATTGCCTGGAATTTCGCGCGGCTTCAAATCATCGGGCAAGCCTTTGCGCCGTTTGTTATCAAGCGTCCATTGGTCGTTATCGGCCGCAATAATGATTCGCGCCTTCGGGTATTTGTTTCGGAAAAAACGCGCCACAGCCAAAATGTTGCCCGCATTGAACGCCACAACCACAGGCCAATTCTTCATGGCTTCACGTATTGTGCGCCCCGTGGCAAAGCCTTCACATATAACAATCGTATCTTTCGGGTCGTCAGCGTGAACAAACGCCGTGTATGCGCCCCTTACATCGCCACCTTCGCAAAACGCCTTGAAACCGTTTGGCCAAATGCGTTGCAACGAAGTAAGGCGCGAATCCTTATACATAGGAATAAGCAACACATCTTTTTGTTTGCGCCCTTCGCTATCAAATAGCGCGTTGGTGACGCGTGTGCCGCCCGTTGGTATCGCTTTTTTTTCAAGATATGGGTGTGCCTGTTCTTTGGCCGCATTCCACACATCGCGTACTTCTTCGGCCACCTGTGCAAATTCGATTTTTTCTTGCTTTTCGCGTTCACGCTTAATGCGTGCCATGTGCGCTTTGCGCTTCTTCAATTCCGCGGGGCTTAATTCCTGCCCGTCCGAAGAATGCCATGGCACGGCTTCGCTGTGTTGTTTGAAGTGGATGAACCAACCGTATGCAAAATCTTTATCAACGGCCAATTGGTAGGTGGCGTTTTTGGTTTTATCGCCCTGTACCTTGTATCTATGTGGCTTATCATCGGCAATTATTTCGGACGCTGATTGTGGCGCACATCCGTTCGCCGCCATAGCATCTATAAATTGGTTGATAAAATCCTGCACACTGATTCCTTTTTTATTTTTGAACTTTCAACGCCGTGGGTCGTTTGGTGTTGATTCGCCTGCCTGATTACGTTGCCCGAAATATGCGTTTACCGCAAGTCGGTTTTTTAATTTTTTTCGTGAATAACGGTGATAAGGCGAGGGCAACCATAGTCTTTATCAAGGCCAAACACGTATTCATGGCCGTTATAAACAATCAACATTCGGGTGTTATTTTGAAGTGGCTGCACGATTTCGCTCTTGAAAAAAGCGATGCGTGCGTGCTTCAACGCACCTTTATACGGTATGCCGAGCCTTTGCCTGATTCGCCTTTTCGCGTGGTGCGTTATCGTGACCTTCATCCATGCGATTCCATTTCAGCACGTGCCTTTTTGCGCTGTTCGACTTCTTCAAGCCTGCGATATTGTGGCCGAAAGCCATTTGCCACATACCGCTTATCGCTTCGTTTGGCGTCCTTTTTCCATTCAGGAACGTAGGCGGCCAAGGCTTGCTTCACATCCTTTGAAAGTGGAATCCAATGCAAATTAAACGCTTCCATGCCGTTCAAGCATTCCTTATCAAGCAATTCTTTGGCTTTGCCTGCTTCACGTTGCACCTGAATTTTACGCTGTGCTTCAAGCGTTTTTGCTTCGGCCTTGGCCGTTTCATCATCCTTATCTTGTGCGATTTTTCGTAGGTATCGCACCTTATATTTAAGCCGGTATTCTTCTTTTGATGATAATTTTGCCATAAATTCACCGAGTGATTCGCCACCTTTCCGCGCCGCTTTTTCGGCTTCTTTAAGGAGTTTTTCGGCTTCCTTTTCACTAATTTCACCATCATTTGAGTCGGTTTTCGGGGTTATTTTCCCCTTGAAAAGTAGCGTATTTATACCAAAACCAAGCACCAAATTCGCCGTTTGTTCAATCGTTTCAGCCCCCGTTATTTCCTGATAACGCTCCAACATGGGTATCAATTCGGGGTTGATGCTTATTTTTTCCTTTTTCATAGTATTGCCTTTCGTTTTTGATTTAGTCGCAATAAGCGTAAAACGCCTATGCTGTTTTGGCAAGCCTGTTTTTGGTTTTCGTTTTATTACGGTAAATAAAAAAATGAAAAATCTAATGCCTTACTCTTGGCACGGTATATTCGTTCTTCACTAACCCATTGTTTTTACTGAAAACCCATTTCTTCTTATATACCTTTTAACTTTATAGAATGGAAAAATAGAGTATAGAAAGGGGGGGGTATCAAAAAAGAATGAATACACTGTACCCCCTGTATCTGATATAAAAAAAGGAATGAAATAGTTTACACACACACCCTTTTTCAGCCTTCATCTTGAATATGCTTTTATTATCAATGGTTTAAGTGTTTTTTAAGGTGTTTCGTATGCCACAAACGCATATTTGGGTTGATAATCGGGGGGATATAACCGAGAATAAGAGCCATGATGAAAAAAAATAACTTTCCCACTACCCTTAAAAATCCGAATGACATAACGCCATTTGCCAACAATTCGCGCAAGCATTCTGATACCCACATTGCACAGCTTGTAAATTCCATAAAAGAATTTGGATTTACTGCGCCCGTTATCATTGATGAAGATGGTGCGATTTTGGCAGGCCATGGCCGTACACGTGCCGCCATTGAAGTCGGCCTTGATGAAGTGCCGTGCATTGTTCTTGAAGGGCTTACCAAAACGCAAAAGCGTGCATACGTGATTGCCGATAACAAGCTTACGGATAACAGCGAATTTGATGGCGATGTTTTGAAAGCTGAAATGGCTGCGCTTGAAGCCGAAGGTTTTGACTTGACACTTACGGGTTTTAGCCTGGGCGAAATTCAGGGTATGCGCCTTGGTGGTGATTCGGGTGGCAACACCGATGATGATGCGTTGCCTGAAATTCCTGAAAAGCCAACCACGCGTGAAGGTGACGTTTGGGTGCTTGGCAACCATCGTGTGATTTGCGCCGACTCCACAGACGCCGGAGCCATTGCCGTTTTGATGAACGGGCAAAAAGCCGATATGGTGTTTACAGACCCGCCGTATGGCGTGAACGTAACGGGCGCACGCTCCGAAGTGGTGAAGGCCAAGAAAATCAAACAAATCGAAAACGATGATTTGAAGAACGAAGATTTAACCACGTTCATCGTTGATTGCCTGTGCCACGATGTTGTGAAAAAAGGCGCTTCGTTTTACGTGTGCTATGACCACAAAACGCAAATTGAATTTTGTACGGCCATTGATATGCTTGGTTGGAATCGTATGGACACGATTATTTGGAATAAAAATGTGTTCGGCTTGAACGGCCACAAAGGGTATCGCCCGAAATTTGAAATGATTGCATTCGGTGTGCTTGGCGAAAAAATCACGTGGTACGGTGACAAGGCACAAGCGAACGTATGGGACATTGCACGCCCTACCGAACGCCCAGGCAACCACCCCACACCAAAGCCCGTTGAACTGATTGAAAAGGCGCTTGAAAATTCAAGTAAGCAAGATGATGTTGTGATTGATTATTTTCTTGGCGCTGGTTCAACCCTGATTGCCTGCCACAAGCAAAAGCGCCGCTGCTACGGTGTGGAACTTCAACCCGAATACGTTGATGTTATCGTTGAGCGTTGGCAGGAATATACAGGCGAACAGGCTGTGCATGAAGATGGCAAAGCATACGATGATTTGAAGCTTGAGCGCAATTAAGGTAATATTGGGATATGGCAAAAGGTATATTAAAAAACGATAGATTTGAATTTGAATGCCCCGGCTGTGGTGAAAAGCATAGCGTTACGGTGAACAGCAAAACAAGCGGGGCAAATTGGCAATTCAACGGTGATTTGGATTCACCCACATTGAAGCCAAGCGTTTTGGTGCGAGTAGGCCATTACGTGAAAGGGCAACCACAGCCACCAAACTGCGTAAACTGTAATTCGCAAGAAAGTGACGACCCGTGGCCGTGGCCATGTAGCCAATGCCATAGTTTTGTTGAAAATGGCAATATTCGTTTTTTGAACGATTGCACGCATGAATTAGCAGGGCAAACAGTACCGTTGCCGGAGGTGGCCTATGGCGAATAAAAAAACACCAACCAAACCAAAGAAAAAACGCAATACCGATAGGCTTGCAAAAGCACAGCCAAAAGGTAAGGGCGCAAAGCCGAGTCCTGAAAAGAAAGAGCGCGGCCAACCTGCACACAGGCCAACCAAAGAACGCCGCGAACAAGTGCAGCTTTACGCGTGCGCGGGCGTGCCACAAGAACGCATTGCCCTGATTTTAGATATATCGGTTAAAACGCTTCGCAAATACTACCGTGAAGAATTGGATATTTCGCTTGATAAGGCCAATGCTGAAATTGCGGGCAAGCTTTTCAAGAAAGCGCAAAACGGGTGTTTCAAATCGCAAAAGTTTTGGTTGCAAACACGCGCCCGATGGTCAACCCGTGTGGAAGTGGAAAACACGGGCGCTGTGGCCACCATGGATGTTACCCCCACCGACAAGCCTTTTGCCACCGTTGAAGAAGGTGCAAAAGCGTATAAAGAGTTGATGGAATCTTTACAGGGTTAAAACCATGTGAGAAGATAGGGTTGATTTTAACACCTTACGCATGAGGTTTTACCATGGCTAGATTACCCCTTGATGATGCAGGCAACGCCATTCCTGCAATGCAATTGAAAAATGGTGGCGCACACCAAATTGCAATTGGCGCGACAAGCGCACGAAATTCAACCCCGTTTACGTGTAAGATTGCAAGCCTGTATTGCGACCAACCATGTTACGTTGCCTTTGGCGATGAAACGGTTGAAGCCACGGCAAGCGACCATTACTTCCCTGCGGGCATTTACTACGATTTTTCACTTGCTGGATTCGGTAGCGCACAGTCTTACGATGATGCGAATGAAGAACGCTACACGCATATTGCTGTTTTACAGGTAAGCGCGGGGGGTATGGCTTATGTCAGCGAAAAAGAATAAACCGCCATTTGTGGTGTCACCGTTTTTGCCTACGCCCGAAATGCTTGAAGCTGGTGAAAACGCTATGACTTGCATACCACCACAGCCGAAAGAAGAAGCGCAAAGTATCTTTTGTGCCATGCTTGCGGCCTGGGATAAGCAATGCCATGATGAAGATGGCCACTCAATCGTGTTTAATTCAACAAGCCTTGTTGTACCATTCACACCAACTGATGAACAGATTGATGCGGGGCTTGAACAGGTCGGTAGCGTTCTTGAACGCGAAGAGGTGATTGAGCTTTACAAAGCCATGGCGCTTGCCGCCGATGCACACTATGTGGATGATTGCGCGTATGGAAAAACAACCGTTTCGAATTGATGGTGATGCAACCTGTACCCGCGTGCCGTATGAAGATGAAGAACATGCGTTTTTCTGTATGGTGCAAACGCAGCGTGCCAAAGCCGAGGGTGCAAATTTTCGGCAAACAGGTTTTCAGCGTGTAGGTACTGGCATTGATGTTCAAAACTGTATTGCTAAATTGATGCGCGAAGGAAAGCTTGCGACTCGACACGCACAGGTACTTTCACACTATGGCCGCCAAATGATGCCACCCGACCCACAACACCCAAATCAAAAGCGCCATTACGAAATTTGGTGTGAAGCCCTTGACATTTTGAAAACCGAACTTGCTAAGCGCGGCATGATTGCTGTACCACAGGCATGTAGGTTGATTTAGTCATGATGGCCTCCTTTCCGAAAAACCCGTTAAGCCCTGAAAAGCCTAGCGGGTTTTTTTTGACTTGACCAATAAGCGATAAGCGCATAAAGTGATTCCCGTGAACACAAATGGAAAGGAATCACACAATGACAAAATCTAAACCAACCAACCCCGCCGCCGATGGAATTGCGGCCGCAAAAGCCGATGATGAAATGCGTGCGCTTTTGGAAGCTAACACGCAACGGCTTGTGTTCACCGTCACGCAAGAAGGCGAAAACCTGAATGTAGGGCTTGAATTTGAACCTGGTATTGTAGGCTCTGAAAACCCCGAATACGAAAAACTTACGCACGAACAAAAGGCACTTCAAAATTTCGTTGGCCAAATGGCAAATACTGTGATGCGCGTTATGCGCCATGAACAGGGTGGCGAAAACAATGAAGCTTGAATTGTTGAAGGCATACGAAGCACGTAACGGCTCACGCGCCGTGGTGGTTCACATGGACACCAACCCCCGTGATGGTCACCTTAGCGCATACGTTTGGTATGCCTTACAAAATGTGGAAGGAATCACGATGAAATATTATTTACGCAACAAAGACCGTGGCTATCTTGGTAATTCATTCATGTGGTGGAAAAAGGGCGGCCATGGCTATACAGCATATTTGAACCAAGCCGAACGGTTTGATGAAAAAGATGCCAAAGAGAAGGTGATAAGCGACCCTTCAAAATGGGAATGCTACCCGTGCGATGAAATTGATAAACGGGCGCACTTGATATTCGATAGCCAAGATGTTCGTGCCATAAAAGATGGCATGGATGTGCCAACCGATTCGGATTACATTGATGCAAGGGAGATTCTAAAATGATTCACTTCAAACGATTTTTCACCATCGCATTGTGCGCCGGTTTTATTGGTGGGGTTATCGCGCTTATTGCGTATTTCATCATGGCGGCCGCAATGTGGCAATTTGATATTGGCTATATGTTTGGCGTGGTGCGATTGCTTGGTGCATGTGGCGCTGTGTTCGGTGTTATCCTGGGCATAACCGTGTGTGTGAAGGAGGGCGAAGACCTATGAGTGATTATGAAGGTGGCGACTTTACGTGGTACGATGAAATGCCAAGGCACGTTGTTTGGCGCTTGATTATTGCCTTTTGCCTTGTGTTTTGGTTTGGCGTAGGCGCTTTTGCTTGGTGGCTTTTTACATGACCGAATACCGATATTCACGCAAGCCACGGTTTAAGATGGAGCGCCTGATACGCTTGCGCGAAGAAAAAGGTATTTTGCCAAGCCCGTTATCAAAAGAACTCGGCCTTGATGTTTCGTACATTACGAAAATCGAAGCGGGCAAGAGTCGCCAACCAAGCGGTTCGGTGGTATTCTTGTTGGCACGATATTTCAACGTGCAAATGGAATACTTTTACAGCGAGGATGATTTAGAATGATTGACCCACACATAAACGCCGATAACCAAGAATTTTACGATGATTTGAAGCGCCGCGTGCTTCGTTCATGGGATGGCGACCAAATCAAGGTTACAGGCACGCGCAAGAGCGATGGCGCAACGATTTACACCGTGTATCACAAAGGCCATTTGGTGATTCGTGGTACGTTATTTGAACTTGAAGAAAGGGCGCGAATCAATGAACGCAGGAAACGGGCAACCACCAAAAAATAGCCACCTTATGACCCACCAATGCAAGCACAGGGCAAACACCACATGCGAGTGGTGCGAAGGCAGCCACGCCGTGTATGAAAACCAAGTGCATAATGGCGATGGCCAAGCCGTTGATGTGAAGGTGAAGCGCCACAGACGCCAGAAAAACCAAACCCGCCATGGTTAAAGAATACGCAATATGCGCCATAGCGTGCGCCATTATTTTAGGTGCTGTGTTTCTTGGCCATTGGCTTACGTTGCACTCACAAAGCGTTTACCCCACTATTGAATGCTTTGCGCCAATAGATATAAAATAAGCGTTTACAGCATAACGAATCCGAGTTATAAAGCTGTATGAAATGCCTAACCACAACAATTTATGGACTGGAATATATCACACACGAATGGGTTGATGTGGATGGCGTGCAAGTTTTACGCATGGTGCGTGAAAACGGTGAAACGCTTACGAAAGAAGAATTGAAATGAAGACCACCATTAAAGTTGAAAAAGAAGTGAACATTACCCGGCTGAATATGCAAGTGGCTGTTCGCTACGAAGATGAAGATATGCCATTTGATGCGCCGATGCGCCAAGGCGATATGTGGAAAGCAACAATTGATTTGGATAACCATTGCATCGTTGCGTGGCCACAAGGCAAAACGCTTGAGTTTTACATGAAGGTTTGCGACCAAGGCTCTTATCAGCTTATTGACGACCACGGCAACGAAGTTTTGGCAATCGAAAACGATTATGTGCCGAACAATCTTTTGCCTGGTGAATATGGTGATTATTTGGAACTGAAAATTGATGAAAATGGCGTTATCACCAATTGGTTGCCAAGCCCTGATTTTTCAGACTTTATGCCCGAAGAAGATTAAGAAAATGGCTAACCAATTTAACAACCCGATATGGGCGAACATTTGCATTCACCCGTTTTTGCAAGTGGCAATCAACACGCCGTGTGTTCGCGCCAACGATAACCCGTTTTACATTGGAGGTAAGCGATATGAGTAATATGCTAACACCTGACAGGCGCAGGCAAATAAAAAAAGCTGTTTTTGAAAATGGTAGTTTTGTGCAAGCACAGCAAAACAATGTTTGCGAAATTATTGATGCCACGTTTGATGCGATTGAAGAAGCCGAAGGCAAGGACATAATTGAATGAAACAGACCACCCACACCAAACGCAAACGATGCACTAAAAAATGCCCCGCACGATGGCGGGGCTAGTTTGTGTGTGGGGATTCCACAGGGACTTACAGAATATCAACCAACAATTAAGGAATGGTTAAAATGCCCGAAGAAAACACAAAAGATTGGCCGCAATGGTGGCATGATTCGCGTGGTAGCGTGCGCGTAATGACCGTGTGTGAAAATTACGTGATGGCGCGTAGGCCACGTTGTGTGCCGTTCGTGCGCCATGTAAACGATTTTAAAATTGCTTTTAAGGAGGGCAAAAAATAATTCACGAATATACTTGTGTTATATGCGATTATCGCCTATTATGATTCTTGTAGGCAACAAAAACAAGGAATCAAACAAATGGCAACATTTTCAAAAAAACACAAAATTTCAGAAGTATCAAACAGCTACCAAATAACCGTTACGGGAAGCCACGAAGGGCGCAAGGCTGTTGTCACGAAATGGGCTAATGAAAAAACTTGGTCGGTTGCAAAGTGGTACGATGATTCTAAAAATAATCTTTCAAAGGCTGATGTCGTTGAAGAAGGGTTTAAGAAGCTTTCGCACGCAAAAGATGCGGCTGAATTTTTTGTTGATTTAACATTTTAGGAGATAAAGATGCACGAACAACTTGATAAAATCTTTGAAGATATTGAACAGCGCATTGATGATGCCGATGAAGTGCAAACGGCCAACGATATTGGCGATGAATGCGATAGGCTTGCCAAGCAAGTAAAATCAATTCGTGGCGCAGCCCAGGCAACCCATGAAAGCTTTGATGATGAATCGGTAAACGATTTTTACAGCGAACTTGATATGATGCTTGAACATTATGAAGCCACAGCCGACTTAAAAAGCAAACGCGCTTTTGCTGTGGCCGAAGAGATACAGCAAGAAAACGATGATGCTGAAAAATACGGCACGATGGAAGAGCAGGCACGCGCCGATTATTACGCCAACCAAATTTAGAAAGGAATCACGAAAATGAAAATGTATGTATGGGCTACAGGCAAAATCGAAATTGGCAAACACACGCCAAAAGGCGCAATTGAGGTTGCAAGCGCACCGAAAAAGAAGCTTGAAGCGTGCCTTGTTTACGCCGTTCTTGGTTACGATAATAGTGGCCACTTTGTAACGGGTATTTGCGAAGAAAACACCGAGCGCGAAAACTTTGAAGCGCTTAAAAAGTACAAG